TATTAGAAGTGCATACTAAATATAAATAATGACTTGAAGAGGTAGCTTCAAAATCCATATAATGATCTGTATAACCACTACTATCAGTGTTTATTAAGATATCAAGATAATCTGAACCACTAGCATCAACAGGCTTTTTTCCAACTGTTTGAGATGGAGTTCCATGACTACTTAAAGCTCTCCAAGTAGTATTTGAAGCATTAGGTGTATTTATCCCTCCATCTGATGTGTATGGTATATATGTAGAATCATTTTCTGTCGATAACCATGCCCATGCAGTATCTCCAGAGCCTACAGTCCAATCTAAATGAACAGTATAATGCCTTCCAGCTGTTAAACCAGTTATCGGAAATATTACTCCATGCCATCCTGCTGATCCAGTAACAGATTTAAATTCAGATCCAGTTTCTATAGAATAAGTCTGATTACTTACACCTGTTTGAGCATAGGCTGTAAAGCCAGTAGCAGGTGTAGTTCCACTAGCACCAGAAAAACTAGTTTTAGCTGAAATAACTGGATTCCATCCTTGAAGTGAATTTAAAGTTAGATCTCCTATTACTGGATGCGTAAGATAGTTTAATGCACTTTGTATACCCCATGCACTAGTTGCTATATCTGTACTTTCAGCCCTTACTAATCCACCTCTAACTACATTTTCTTTAGTATAAAGCTCTATTTCTTCAAGACCATCTTTAAGATAGGCTACACCTAGTCCTGTTTTATTGATACCTGCTCTTTCTAATATTTGTTCAACTTTCATTAGGAAACACCACCATCATCGCATATAATAAATACTTGAGCTTGGATATTAGAAGATCCATCAGCTTCAACATTTATATCATTAATTTCTGTATTAGAAAGCCTAGCAAAAAAACATTCATTTGGTTCTATAACTATATCTCCAACTGCTCCGCCACCAGTAGGGTCATTTCCACCCAAATTTAAAAAAAGCTTATCTGTACTTGCAGTACTTCCATCTTGTGTTCCAGTATGTTTTATAAAAAAGAATACTACATCATCAGTTCCATTACTACTTGCTGTAGCGCCTTCCTCTGCAGTTCCTTGCCCTAAAAATGGTACACTTGCCAATATAGCATCTTCATTAGAATTTCCTATAATAGTAAGTGAATATGCCCATTTATTATTATCCCCTAAATCATCTATATTATAAGTCGTAGTTCCGCCAATAGTTGTCTTTATTTCATCAGGCAATAAAGATGCTGTTATATTTACTATTGCTTTATCTGCTGCCATTATCTAGCTCCTTGTGGTTTTTGCTGCTTTGGCGCATTTATAGCAAATGCAGCGTCATATTCTTGTTGTAATTTCATCATTCTTTTTTCCATCCATCCATAATCAGCTGCTACTTTTTGTATTTTAGCTGTATAGTTTTGGACATCATTAGTATATTTTTGTATAGCAGTAGCTACTTCTGCTTGATATTTTTTAAGATCATAACCAGTTTCAGCTGTATATTTTTGCATAGCCTTAGTTGTTTCAGCTTGAAAATCACTAATAGAAGTAGTTACTACTTGTAATTCTTTTTGAATATTAGAGTTATATTCTTGTAATTGGGTTCCTATAATTTGAGCTCTAGCTGCTGACATTTCAGCATCTTCTTCTGTATTTATCCACGTATTAGCATCTGCAAAGTCTGGAGAAACTGCAGGAGGAGTAAAAGTTAAAATACTTCCTACATTAGTGAAGTCTACATCTGCATCTGCAGGCAATGCAGGCATAGCAAAGCTAATCACATCATTAGGAAAGTCAGCATTTTTACCTGATAATGCATTTTGTAATGATCTAATACCTGCATATATTACTACTAAATATATTTTATCAGAAGGAAAATACTTTATATCGTCATGACTATAAACTAATGAAGATCCAGATCCATTTACAGGAGTATTATTAATATAATAAACTTGGATTCCATTATTACTACTAGGTACAGGATATACATTAACTACTCCAGTATCATCTATTACATAAGCAGGATTATATTGAGAGGCATAATAAATACTATTAGTATCTACAACTCTAGATTGTAAAGATATAGCAACCTTATGACACTCTCTCCAAGCAGTACTACCATCTGAAGAACCATCGGCTCCTGCTTCTCTTAATACTGATATTATCTTTCCCCTACCAAACTCTACCCCTTGACTATCAGAGCTTGCTAGTCTAGAAAATTGTTCACTATCTTGAGGTTTTACAGCTATACATCTATTAGTAACATCAATAGTCCCATCTTTAAGATATTCACTTAATTCATCTTGAGTTGGACTAGATGATCCATCTATATTTAATCCTGTTAATCCCTCTACTCTTACTTCGAATGTTGCCATTTATCTCCCTAAGGCGCCTACCCCCCTAGAAGAACCCATATCATTCCAGGGGAGCAGGCTTTTTATTTAGTTATACTACGCTTCCATTGATCCGTTATCAGATTCAACTATGAACTTTCTCATAATTAATGCACTAGTAGTGTCACTAGTTTGCAAGCAATGAAAAAACGGAGTAATTACTTCACCTGCATCGAAAGTGAAAGCAACTGCTCCACTTGGAGTAGCTCCATCGATTGCATAAGTAACAGCTCCAGTTTTAGCTACCATGACTTTTAAGCGATGTATTCCTCCATCAGCCCAATTACCAGCAGCATCTCCACCGCCAGATGTAAGGTCAGTAGTAACAGTAGTAGCACCATTAATGATAGTCTCTGTTTTAATATCTCCAGAGATTACATTAAATGCAGCCATTTCATCATAGTTATCAACAGTAGCATTTAAAGCTTCTACTTTCCTAAAGCCAAAAAGACAATCATCTGTACCAGATACGTCTTCAATGCTAAATTCAAGTTCAGCGCTAAATGCTTGTTTTCCAACTGTGAATCTATCTACACCTTCTCTACCTTTAGTTGTTACACAACTATAGACCCATTCAATACCATCATCATCAACTAGATCTCCTGCGTAATCCATTCCAGTCGAAGCTGGTGCAGGTCTATCGATAGCTTGTCCAACTACCGCACTCCATGTTATACTTAAACCATCAGCATAACTATGAAGAACAGTATCTTGAGCTGTACCATCTACAAGTTGATGAGCTGCATGCTCATAATCATGTACTATAGGTGGAGTAGCAAAGCGATATACTTGCTTCTTGCCAGTAATATGATTATCGACTTTGTCGTCTAGCTTATTTTGTCCGTAAAAAGGATTTGCCATTTTCTACCTCCTTATGACCAGATAGCGTGGGTTTCTGGACAACACCATTCCATCCCCGCTTCTGTCAATATTTGATCTACTCGTCTGTCGACCCCAGAGTTTTCAAGTGTTTGCACACCTACGTAGACTGATGTATCTCTATTAATACCATTACCAACTAATGGTCTGTAAGCACAATATTTCATATTGATAGCTAGTATTTTAACAGAAGTTCCATCAAGATGCACATTACGCACAACATTCATATCACCATATACTGTTGAAATAGTAGTAACATCAACACCAAATACTTTCTTCTTACCTGCTTGTGACATCTCAGCATAACCATGTGAAGCAGATTGTGAACCAGCTGGGAAAGCTGCAGTACTTGTAGTACCATCAAATCCACTAGGTTGAACATTTGCTATATTATTAGCAAAGTATCCAGACATTTTATGCAACCAATTATAAACTGCTGTAGAACAGAAGAATACAGTTGAAGCAGCATTATTATATCTAGGATCTAATAAAGCAGACATATCATCCAAGAAAGAATCTTGTGTTTTTGTTGCTAATGTAAGACCAAATACATTACCATAAGTAGAGATGTAATTTACAGCTCCTTCAGTAGTATTGTATGTTGAACTTTGATTACCAAATAGCATTGATTGTTCTATATCCCATTTGTGCTCAATCAGTTTTTCTTTCCAGATACGAGCCCACTCATTACCTTCATACTTAAGAACTGTTGCTCTATCAGTATTATTCATCACTGCTGATGTTTTGAAGATTTGAGTTTGTCCGTGACCTGTACTAAATGGCTGATCTTGCCATGTTTCGGGATATCCAGTACCAGCTGCAAAAGCACTACCAACTACATAGCATTTAAAAGGCTCTAAATCTTCTTGAGCCTGAGCTTTAGATGCTGGTGTAGCAGCATAACCTAATCCAGCGTTACCATCACCAATAGCTGCACCAGTTGTAGTAGCTTGCATAAAGTTACTAGTTGCAGGTGCTTTTAAACACGTAGCATTAATAATAGCTTTATTTGCTGTTGCACTTGATGTAGATGATGTACCTTGAGTATCAAGATCGACACTATTAATCTTCCATAATGTGTAATCGCTTACTTCAGATGCAAGATTATTAGCTGCTCCTGCAGGTCCTACAGGTATCTTTACAATTTGTCCAGGAATAAAGAATTGAGGTTGTGTACCTTCAACACCTTCCTGGTATACTACTGTTTGACCATAAATGTTTTGATTATTACCATTACTATTATAGTCTGTGAACATACCAAAAGTATATGTTTGCCCAGCTGCTGGATTTGGCGAAGCGCTTGTAACATCCGTTGCAGGTACTGCTATTGCAGCTGAACTATAATCAGCTACATATGCATATCTTTTAGTATATGAAGATCTTCTTTCAGTAAATTTGAAAGATGGATCATCCGTTGGCTTTTTAGCCACTTTACTTAAGAATCGAAAAAAGGGATCTTGAGCTAAAGCTAATTCTGATACCATATCGCCAAAGTTATACTTTCTGCGTAAGGCACCAGTATTTAACTGAACTGAAGACTGACCTCTTTCAATAGAACCAGAAGTATAATTACTTCCAGTCACATTTAGAATATCAGACATTGTCTATCTCCTTAATTGAGTTTGAGATAGACTTAAATTCTTATAAGCCTATCCAAACAAGTTATCTACACCACCTTCAAGACCAAGAATATTCTCAAAGACCTCACGATCTAATGATTTATCTTCGCCTTGACTGTTTGCTCCTGATGCGGACGTAGGCATGTTTCTGACATTTTGCATTTGATTAAGCATATCTTGCTTTGTAGCATTAGCAACATTGGCATTAGTCTTATCTCTATTTAATAAATAGTTAATATCATCTAATGTCATTGTATGTTGTTTAGCATCTGCTTTAAAAGCTTCGAACTGCTGGTCAGACATATTGTTTCTTTCTTTGAAAGCTTGCTCTTCTAGGTGTCTGGTTTTTAAAGCTGTAGTCTGCTGAGCTCTTTTTTGTTCAGCTTGCAGCATTTGTCCAACTCTATTTTGAACCATTCCATCTACATGAGCATTCATAAGTCTAGCACTATCTGACTGAGGGTCTGTCATCGCTTCTTGTTGATCAAATATAAAATTCTCATCTAAATTTAATTTATCTTGAATTGATTGAGCAGGTTTACCTCCATTAACCAAATAATCTCTAACATGTTCTACTAATCCACCATCTTTTTTCATAGCGTTAAGAACAGGTACGAAAGCTTCAACTTCCTTATACTGATCTCTCCACTTAACAGCTTCTCTGCTACTATCTTTGTAGCGTGTTTCCCAGTCTGTGCTGTTACCAGTCTGAGTCGTTTCCACATTATTGGAGCCAACTTGTTGATTATCGTAGGTTACCTGTTCGGGGCTACTATCTTGTTGGGTTGCCTCAGTGTTGTCTTGAATACCGCCATTAACAGTATTCTCTAGTTCATTAAAGAAATCACTGGAGCCTGAATCAGAAGCGCCAGACATAGACTCTAACGAGTCTCCTTGCATTCCTATTTCAGGGTTACCTTGATTATCTTGTGGGTTTTCTACCATTTATTCTCCTTTTGGATAAAGTAAACCATCGTAGTTTACTCATTATTGTTATTCTTTTGCAAATTGTTTTTCATATTCTGTAATATATCACCTGCTCTAGCTTTATTTAGCTCTGCATTATTAGACATTACATTTTGTAAAAGTTTCTGCTTAGCCTCTGTTTCAGTATATTTCTTATCCATGTTAGACTTAGTTTCTTCTTTCTTTTTGCTTATTTCCATTTCTGCTTGCATGACCTTACTCTTAATGCCAGATTGGACCAACTGCCTTTCAAGCGTCTCAATAGTCCCATCCTTGTCTTTAACAGCTTCGGATAATTGTTGTACTTGTCCTTGAAGTTCGGCATATAATGATTTCCTTTTAACAATATTTTCTTTATTTTTAAGATCTGTTTCTGCCAATACAGCTATATCATCAATAACACCTAATTGCATTAACTGTTTTAATTCTTCTAGATATGCCCATCTATTTACAGGCATTGTAGATCCAGAAACTATTCTTATATCAAACTTATGAGCAGATATATCCATTGACTTCCCAATAGCTGTACCCATATCGTTATATATAGGGATATTAATTTCCTGATCTCTTCCTTCTTGTATTGCACTAGGCTGAACTATTCTAAATCTTTTATTAGCAGTATATGTAGCTTGAGAAAATTGAAGAACTGTATTCCCTAATTGTTTTAATGCTGGTTCTATAGATGTATGCATCCATTGTTTAATTCTTCTTGTTCCATACTCATCTAAAGCTAACATCCCTCTATATGTTTCACTAGCTCCTCCCGCATCTCCCATCATAGAGCTATAAATACCAGCTAAGTATTCCATATCAGCTTTACCTTCTTGTACTATTTGAAAGAAAGCACTTGACAATGGAGCTGGCATTACAGGAGTAGGCTTTTCAGCACCTGGTCTCATAGGTAATAAAGCTCCTGGACTTGCAGAATATTTTTCCCATATATCTCCATCAATAGATCCTTCTTCATACATCCATCTTAATGATGAACCTAAAGATGCATTATGAACCATTATTTGATGAGCCTTATTAATCTCTTGCTGCTTACCAATTAAAGGAGCAACTGCACTTATTGGGAATGGAGTACCAGTCCACTTAAAATGAAATGGTACTATAGGATAGTCTTTTACGCTATCAGGTAATGTATATTCATAGAGCAATTTATCTCCTGCTATACATGTTTGCTTTATTCTAGTGTCATAAAATTGAATACTATCTACTACATTATTAGCTATAATAGGATCTTTCATCAATATTTTATACTCTTTTTCAGATACTATTCTATTCTCTATTTTAGATGCTTCTGCTTGCAAGTTACTCATAACTTCTTGTTGATATGCTTGTAATTGTTCTTGCATCATTTTCTGAGCTTTTTCTATTTCAAGATTATACCTTTCTTCTAGCATCTCTCCAGATTGAACAGCTTGTTGCATTGATTGTTGTTGCTCTAGAAATTCTACCTCCATTTCCTTTTGCATTTCCATAACCATTACTTCAGCTTGTTGCTTTATAGCTTGTAATTCCTTCTTATTTGGTGGTATTCTATAGAATAGATTGATATATGATATCTTTACCTTTTCATATGTTTCAAAAAACTCTATAAGTTGTTCCATTCCACCGTCAGCTTTAACACCAAAAGAACTTTGCTCATTATGATCGTTATGCATAAATAGCTTTTGATCATCATCACCTAAAGGTCTTTCTGTGTATGTATTATTATTATCCTCAGATGCAGCTTGACTTATCTTCCTTTTAGAGCCTGGGAATAATTTAACTAAATGAGATTTAGGCAATACCTTTCTAACCATTATAAAAGAAGCATCCTTAAATAACATATCTCTAGACTTAGGATCTACATATAAATCAAATGGTTCTGGTTGTTGTATAACCACTTCTCCCATACCATTGTCAGCATCTCTATCTACAGATACTAATAAATAACCTATTCCTTTAGTTATACTATCATTTATAGCATTATTATAAAGAGTACCTCCATGAGAATAATCCCATACATAATCAGTCAGATCTGAAACTACAGCAGCTACATCAGAATCACTACCATCAACACCTATAGCTTGCCATCTTGGATTATTATCAGTAGCATAGAAATTCAACATTTCTACAACAGGAAGAATCCTATTAATAGTAAATGTAGGCATTCCTTGATCCTCTAATGCTGTTTTTTCATCATGAGTAAGCTGTTCATCATGAGCAAATTCATAGCCCTTTTGATTCACATTTTCCCATTGCTTTCTAGTCCAATTATTGGACATGTTATATAAAGCTCTTATTTCCCCTACTCTTTTATTTTGATTTGCCATTGGTTATCCTTTTTAAAATTCCTATAAATGTAGTGACTACATATAGTATCGTTATTACATATAAATTCAATATTATGAGCATAATGGACATGATCAACACTACAATAGTTAGGACAAAAGTAGGAGCTGCTCCAAGGATGTATAACCATGACCACTTCACCAAATCTATCAATTCCTTTAAAAGGTTTATCCTTGATTTTATATTGAATGTGTCCCACAGCATATGCCATAACTCCTATTATAAAAAATTGTTTAATCACGTATTTCGAAATGAGGGAAATCATCAAACTTATTATCCTGTACTTCAAAGTCCATGTCCCAATCTCCACCCCATCTAAGTTTTATACCCATACTCTTTGCTATTCCAAGAACAAATCCAGCAAATAAAGTCTGACGTTCTCTATCATCCCAATTAACAGGATAAGGAGTGACATCAACAGCGTTAGATATAATGGCATTGTGCCTACCATCTGGATATTTGACTTTTGTTTTCCCTTCTTCAAAGAGTTTGTCTTGTCTTTCTTGACTTCTGTGCCCTTCGAGTACTGAGCAATCCACGTGTTTAATAACTTCATTAAATACCTCCTGCAATTTCTGATTACAAGTAGCTAATCTTTCTTTTGATCTTTTCCCAAATTTAGGCATTAATATCCTCCATATTTTCTCTTTTGCTTACTAGTTGTTGTTTTCTTTTTCTTTGGTTTGCTTGGCTTTCTTGCCATTAAATACTCTCCTATTTTCTTTTATATTTACGTTTAGCTTTAGTCTTTGGTTTGTCATCAAATCCCATAAGCTTTTGGAACCTCTTAACTTCTTCTTTTGTAAACATACTTCTCCTTCATTTAAAATATTTCCTTATATATTCTCTAAATAAAAATACAAATAATACGACAAATAAAACAGAAGCCACATCAGTAAAATGGCTCCCTGAGTCACTTCGTACACTCCCTATAGGAGTCTCTATTGCAAATTCACGTTGGTCCATCATGCCGTTACCCAACTTTTCGCTTTTGGTTTTCTTTTGTACCAACCTTCCTTAGACTCTTTAAAATCTTTAGGAGGGTGTGCGTACTTACACGCATAGGCCAAAGCATCAATCGTATCATCATGCGCCATCCTTGGGCCAAAAGTAATAATTTCCCTATGTAAATCATACTGACTTTTTTTAATATGTACTTGACCAACTGCAAACCTTTGAGCAAGTATTTCTTGAATCCTGTCACGCTTTGACATACGAGTTCCAGGCTTTTCTTCTTTAAACGGTATAATAAATTCATTTCTCCTCCTCATTTCGGCTCTGATAGTCTGAAAGATAGGCTTAGACATAGTAGTATCTTCAATGGTAAATAAAGTAGGTTTATAAAACTTAGCATATTCAAATATATGATCTACTATTCCTTTCTTGTCTGTTCCTGGTATTCCAAGTACTGGTAATGTTCTATTCCTAATATAATCTAAAACATATAGATTATTGTCTGGAGTGACTGCCACAACCACGAGAGCACTGAAATCCGAATTACGCCTAGCTGAATCAGTAGCTGGGTCCACACCAACAAAGATATTACATGGTTTTGCGTCATCACCATCTGGTATAATATATTTAAGCCCACTATCATCCTCCTGTACAAATTGTCCGTCCCAATACTTAATATGATCTCTAGTGAAAATAGAATCTTCTTCACTTTGGACTTCCATCATGTACTCCTGATAAAACTTTTGAGGTTGACCAGAGTCCTGGTAAAATTTCTTTTTTCTCTCCATTTCTTCATGGCCAAACCAAGAAGGCCAAAGAGGTGTACCATTTTCTTGTAAAGCTTTATATGTTATAACTTTCCAAGCATAGTCATCTCTGTT